GGGCGGCTCGGCCAGCTTGCCGGTCGCCCAGTCCACGGCCTCGGCGCAGTAGACCGCGTGCATCGCGCCCCACGACACGCAGTCGCCGATGCCCTGGCGGCCGACGACGAACGGCGTGCCGTACCGGGCGCGGTGCGCTCGGTCCATCTGCCTGTAGAGAAACGTGTCGACTGGCACCGCCTGACGCATGGCGTCGGCGCCGGCCTGGGCGAAGTAGGGCTCGGGCAGCTCCTCGAGGAACCGAGCGACTCCCTCTGGGTCTGGCACGTATCCGGTCAGGATCGCCGGCTGCCGCACCTCCCCGGCCGCCCACCAGAATGAGAGAGCAAGCCAGACGACCAGTGCCGCAGCCGCCACGAGGCGCCACGGATGCTTGGGTGCGCTCACCTGGCGGCCTCCGCGGCCCGGGCGACCTCACGGTAGGCGGCGACCCACTTGGCCTTCTGCTCGGGCGTGAGCGGGCCTCCTGCGGTGCCTGCGACGGTGTTGAGGTAGTCCTCGATCGCCTGACGCGCGAGCGGGTGCTTGGCACCCAGCGACTCGCCACGGCACAGGAGGACGCGGCTGCGGACCCGCAGCTCGTCGAACGCCACACCCGTCCTAATGAGCGGCTCGGGCTGACTGGCGTCCCACTCGATCTCGTTGGCAAGCTCGGTGCACAGGGCGGCGACGAGCGCCGCGTCACGGGCGGCATCCGGCCCGACGAACTTGCCGCGGAGCGTGAACGCGGCCGGGTCCGGGGCAGGGGCCGGTGCCGGCGTGGCCGGCGAGCTGGCGACGTACGACCACGCGGCCGCCGCGATCAGCGCGGCTGCGGCCAGGTGGCGGCTGTCGAGCTGCGGCCACCGCCACTCGTGGTAGTGGGCCTGAATCCACGGCCAGGCGAGCGCCACCGCGGCCACGGCGACGAGCAGGAGCGGCATCATTCAGCGGCCCTCGTGAGCGGCAGGACGATCTCGATGGCACCGCTGGCGATCGCCAGCACGAGCGCCCGGATGGCGGGTCGGGCGAGGATCCAGACCGGCCAGACGACGACCGGCACTGCCTTGTCCGCCAGCTGGTCGAAGAGCGCGGCAACGGCCTCGAGCACTAGCGCCTTTTTCTGGGCACCGCTCATGCCAAGCACGGCGTCAAGCGTCTCGACCGACAGCCGCAGGAGAGCCACGAGCAGCTCGCCAAACTCGGCCCACGTGATGCCGCCGGCGGCCTTGGCCTTGGCGACCTCGAGGAACGCGGCGACCTGCGCCATCAGCGTGGCCTCGCCGCCTGCGGCCATGACCGGTGCGTCGGAGATCATGCCTTCACTCCTGCCAGGACGATCTCGTACGTGGCGGACGCCGATCCGCCTTCGATGACGATGTTGCCGGCGTCAAACCACTTGTTGGTCGGAGCAGTGCCGGCGGTCCACAAAAAGACCGCACCGGGCGGCAGCCCGTAGTTAGCGCCGGCGATGTCGTAGGTCAGCGTGACCGTCGCCGACTGGTTGCGGACGTAGATCAGCTTGACGCTCGCCAGATTGAGCGTGCCGGCCGTCCCGAAGACCGACAGCGGCAACGCCGTCGTGTTGATCGTGTCGGTGGCCGAGATGCCGACGGTGCGCACGTCGCGCCAATAGCCGTTGACCTGGCCGGCGCCTGTGCCGTTGGCAAGCGACAGCGTCTGCAGCACCGACGCCGAGTCGGTGACGGTCGTCAGCGTCAGGTCGTCGACCCATGACGCCGCAAGACGCAGCTGCCCGGTGATGGTGAGGACGGGCGGCATCAGGTGGGTGCCACTGAGGTGCCGACGAGCCAGAGCGAGTACGTCACCGCCGCGGCGTTGGGGTTGGCGATGTACATGAGCTGGTTGGTCGACGTGACTGGCCAGGCGTTGATGTGATTGATTGAAAACCACTCCGAGCCCGGCCCGATCTCGGACGCGTAGGCGACGCTCGGCCGGCCGGGATCGCAGCCGACGCGGATCTTGCGACCGCTGGTCGTCTCGTTGTTGACCACGCGCACAAGCCGCAGCTGGCGGAAGTCGTAATTGACGGTGACGCCGAGCGTGGTCTGCGTGATTGCCCGCAGGTCGATCTCTTCGAGCGTGTTTGCGGCGATGGTGCGGTTGGCCGCGTAGACCAGGTCCGCCTGCCGGCTGCCGCTGCCGTCAGTGATCGCGTACGTGTTCTGGTCGGTCTGCGCCGACACGGTCGTGCCGATGTCCTGGTCGACCGTGCGGTCCCAGATCATCACGGTCCGCATCGTCGCGGTCAGTGTGTCAGCCATCGAAAAGCCCCATCTCGATGGCCTGACGGGCGACTGACGGCGTGACGCCAAGACGGAACGCGGCCAGGGCGATGTCCTCGGGCGACAGCCTGGCTGGCTTCTTCGACGTGAGCTTGCCCCACGTCTGCTGCGTCGGCGTGTAGACCGCGGCCAGCGACAGAGCGTCGGACGGCGACGGGATCGCCTCGCGCTGGCCGCTGCGGTGCCGGTAGTGGGCGATCACGCTGCCGTCCTCCATGCCGTCACGGTACGGCAGGACGGCGGTCAGTCGGCAGGGGTTATGGACGCTCGGACTCGCGGTACAGAACCAGGGCGATGATGCTGTAGGCGGCCATATCGAGAAGGGTGTCAGGGATGCCGTCAAACTCGACCTTCCCACGGCGAAAGTAGGCCCGCAGGCGGTGCATCTTGTCGGCCAGCCTGATCACGCAGCCCGCCCACGCCGGCACGTCCACGTAGTCGGCGCTCGTGCGAATGTTTGACAGCGCGTCCTCGTCGACGCCGTAGTCAAGCGTCTTGCGCAGGTGCAGCTCACGCAGCTCGTCGAGCACGGCGAGGAACTCGGCCGATCCCGGCCGCAGCGACGCCTCCCGTGCAAGCCGTGCCGGCTTGGCGTCCTCGACTGTCTGCTTCCAGCCGGCGGCCGCCGCACGCAGCTCGGCCTCGCCTCGCAGGATGTAGTCCACCGGGATCGTGCGGCCGCCGTCGCAGCAGGGCGCCGGGTCCGACAGCACGCTCGCCGCCGCGGCCTGCGCCGGCGGACAGCCCGCCAGCGACGCTGCCATGCCCTCGTGTCGTGCCGTCACGGCCGCCCGCAGGGCAGCGTTCTGCTCGTCCAGTGTCACCGTCGTCCTCCTGGTGGTGGTCCCGATACGTGCATGCTCGACAGCCCGCCGCCGCGCTCGTACACGAACAACTCCATCGCCTGCCTGTTGCCCACGAAGCCCTGCTGTGCGTGCCACTCGTCCGGCGGACACAGGGCAGGGGCCACCCGCACGAGCACGCCGTCGATCGTCTCGATCGGCCGACTCCACTCGGCGGATTGCTGGTGGTAGTGCCCGGTGTGGATCTCCCGGTAGGGGCACTGGCTCCACAGTTCCGCCGCCTCGAGCGCCATGAGCTGCGGCAAACGCTTTTTGGCCCGGTGACCGTGGCAGAAACCGAGCAGGTTGCCGGCGTGGTGCAGGTACTTGCGGGGCGTGAACGTGTCCTCGACCCGCACCCGGCGGTCCTTGCGGAAACGCTCCTGCAGGATCCGCAGCCACGCCCAGGTCAGCGTCTCGTCGTGGTTGCCGTGGACCGTGAGCGTGTCGGTCGGGGCGATGTCTCCGGCCAGGTCCACGACCCGCAGCAGCTCGTCGGTGCCGACCTCGATCATTTTCTGGAGCCGGCCGTCTCGCTCGAGCGGCGTGCCGCTCGTCGTCGTGCCGCTTGGCGTGTCGTAGTGGTACACGTCGCCGAGCGTCGCCACGGTCAGCCGGCTCGGACGCATGGATGCCGCGATCGACAGCAGCTCCTGCGACGCCTCCCGAATGAGCGTGGCGGCGATGCCGACGTCGTAGTCCTGCTGGCCTGTCGTGCGAGCCCACGCGTACTTGCCGAAGTGCGGGTCCGCGATCACGAGTACCGCCCAGCGGTCGCCCTTCACGGCCTTTGCCTTTGGCTTGGGCGGCCGCACGATGTCTCGGCTGGCCGCCGCGATCATCGCCTCCACGACCTCACGCACGCCCGGGCCGGGTCGCGGCTTGAGCCGCACGAACACGCGAAACAGCTCGGTCACCACCGGCTGGCCGGTCGCCCGGTCGACTGACATGCCCTCCCACTTCGTGGCCTCGGACGCCGCGACCTCGTACCTGGTCATGTCGGCCTCAATGTGCCGCAGGAGGTCCTCGACCGTGCGGATCGTGCGCGAGACGCTGCGGGCCTCGACGGTGTCGCCGTCGGTGCGTTGCGTGATCTGCTCGGTGTCCTTGCCCGGCGGCACGTCGGCTGCCGCCTCGGCCAGGACGGCGTCGGCTAGTGGCTTCGTCGTCCGATCCACGCCTCGACTCCTTGGATGCCGCAGATGTCGTGGCCGAGCTTTTGGCACACGGTGACGATGGCACGGGCGAGCGCCCGCTTGTGCATCGGCACCTGCCCGGCACGCCACCGATCCCGCAGCTCCTCAAGCTGCCGCAGGTCGGCCTCGGGCAGCCGCATGTACCACGGGGCGTACCCGGGGCCTTTGTTCGCCGCGACGGCGAGCACCTGGTCGATGATCGACGGCGTGTCGTCACTCGTCACGGCGATACCCCTCCTGCTCGAGGACGGTGGTCAGCATGCCGGCAAACTCCTGGACACTCTCTTCTGAGATGTCCGGCCAGCGGGCGTGGATCAGCTCGTGCAGGAGCGTGTCGAGGTAGTCGGTGCCGGTCAGGCGGGAGTCGACCTTGATCGTGCGCGTGGCGTAGTCGCACAGGCCGTAGAGATTGCGCAGGCGTGCCCGGACGATGTGCCACCGGGCACCGGCGATCTCGATCGTCCGCTGTCGCCTCGCCATGGCACCACCCTACCTGAGATAGGCGGCGGCCAGCCCCGGGTGTGGCGTGTCAGGAAACCGTTTTGCCAGCGTTGCTGGCGGCGCGTCTGGCGTTGCGGATCGCACGACGCACGAGCAGGCGACCGGCCACGTCGAGGAATGGGAGGCCGCGAGCCTCGGCTTCCGCACGCATCACGGCGACGACCTCCTCGATGCGTTCGGGCCTCTCGCACTCATCAGGCCCCCATGCGTCCATCTGGGCGGCTTTCGCTCGGCACTGGCAGGTCGGCGTCGGCTCGATGCCGAATCGTTTGAGGAGTTTGGAGAGTTCTGTGCCGGGGCCGGATGATGGTGGCGGTGAAGACTGCCCGTAGCCCGGCTTCGGGTGCCTTGGATACGCAGGGTGCTCGGTGTCGACTGTCCACTGGTCGCCGTCCTGCGCGACGACGCATGGCATGACCGCGTCGAGCGTGTAGCCGCGCTCGACGCAACGTGCCTCAAGGTGCGACCGATGACAGGTTGTCATGGGAGAGGGTTTGGCTGAATGCCCAAAAGTCCGCTCACTAAAACAGGATTGTTGCCCTGCACTGGCGTGTACGTTCCGTTGATTGGAATCGCCACGCCGCTCATGCACCCTCCGGCAATGCTGAATGGTTGCGTTCTTACTTGCCCGTACTGCACGAACACTCCCGGCTGACCATTTGGACAAGCCAATGGAAACTCCGCGCACAACGCCCACCCGCCAGCCCCTGACAATCTCATGCTTGCATACACACTAGCGCGTACTGTGCAGCCGCCGCCTGCTACTGAATTGATTTCCAATATCATTTCCATCGCACATATAGGACTGGGCGGCGTGAAGTGTCCGTAGTCGCTACCGGCAATAAAATTGCAAGGGCTGTAAAAAGGGCTAGCGCCAGTTGGCGCTAAGTTGCGAAAAGTAACGCTCTGGTTTATTGATGCTGCATAGTTCGATCCACCACAGGTCGTGCTGAACGTCAGGTTCGTGCCAACACTTAGCGTTCTCTGGGCCTGCGCAGTAAGAAATCCGCTAGAGCAGCAATCCGTGCATACCGAGGCGGGGCACTCTCCGAAAATAGGCGAGCACTTCGTGCCGAAACCCTTGAACGTGTAGCCGAACGCATCGCACTCGCACTTCGGCCTGATTGCGCAAGTCGTGCCGTTGCAGCACGCCCCTTCTTTGCAGGCATTCAGACAGTCTTCTTCTGTCGCGTGAGGCCCAGAACTGAACGAATG